ACGCCATTACTCGTACCTACTGAACCCTCCTTAATATAATAGTCACGCTTGACATAATAATAAAGAGAAAGGGCAAATCTCGATGAAGCCTAATGTGGTTGCCTGCCTCAAAGAGAATGCCCTATAATATTTTACTCCAGTTCATGACAACCACGAAATGAACCTAACAGCATTGTTTCCGACACAAATATAAAAACGATATTTTCACCATACAACAGACTAAAAATCAAGAAAATAAATTCGGTAAACATCAGTAACAAACGGTAAGAATCGGTAAATAAAAACAGTTACATTTACTCTAAAATTTAGACACAATATAAATAATGCGCGTATCTACCGTATTGTGATGAGATGTTGGTTGTCATTTATGATACCGTTCAAATAATTTTCAAATATAAAAGGCTGTAAATAAAGATATTGCAGAACATGCGTTAGTCCACATTCATTTTATATCTTACCATGACATTGCCATCGGCTTCAACTTTACAGTTTTTGCCATGAACATATACATAAACTTTAGCCATATCGCTTTGCCTTACATGTAGTATAGCCCGATCATATACACTCACAAAAACTTTGGCACAATCCTCCACTTCAAGAGTCAATTCACTATCATGCCGCAAATGGAGAGTAGCGGCTGCAAATTTGCTGAAAGAAAATTTGCCTGAACATTTACCGTTCAGCACATATACACCGTTGTCACCTCCGGTCACTGGTTCATCAACAAAAATATGGTTTTGATGGAGCAGACTCCGGTCAAAATTACCTTTTATATATTCCACTGTCGGATAATCGTGCTCAATACAAAAATCAATGCCTCGTATATACATTTCAATTAGTTCTTGCTGGCTTTTATTGTTTTGCCAGTCACCTTGCCATTGTGTGCAGAGGCCATACGATACGGCATGACCTCTCAATTCACTATTCAATCTGTTCATAATCATACATTAAACTTGTTTACACCGTTTATATTCCTATGCAGTATATCTCTGATCTCTTCCACAAATTCCACATTCTTTGCTGTATTTATCTGTATCATTGTCAGTTGTCGCAATTGTGCTTGTGCTATTACATTATAGGCCGGGAACAATTCTTCAACCAATCTGCGTACATACTCCCGTTTGACACTCACGTCAGCCCGGATTGCATTTATATAAGAAGCCAAAAGGTTAGCGGTATTTTCAGTAACATTCTGTATGCCTTTAGATAACCCACTTCCATTTTCTTCTTCCTCTTCTTTCATGCTGATACCATATTTCTTTTCCATATAGTTGTTCAGCTTGTCAAGCATGGAATAGTAATCATCGGTTTTCTCACTCACTCCCATTAGATAGTCCGCAATACTTTCCAACTCCCTTTCGTCAAGGGAGAAATCCTTGCCGAAATAACCACTCATTCCATCCTCACCGAAAAGCATCTTCTGAAGCTGTTGCATGGCCGGTTCCAAAATACTTATTTTGAGAATGGAGTTCATGACATCACCCATAATGTCGGCAACCTTATTTTTGAAAGCTTCGGCACCATCCTCGCCTTTCTGCCATGCCTCATACAAGGCATCTCCCAGCTGTGAAGCCCAGTCTTTCAAATTAATGCCATAAAGAGATTCAGCCGTTTCTTCGGCAAAATCCTTTATTTGCTGTTTCATCTCCGCAATCTGATTCTCATAATCAGCCACCTTGCTATCATCCGTCTTCTTCTTGTCAATTTCGGCTTGCCGTTGTTTCTCCAATTCTGAAAGTTGTTCTTGCATCAAGGCACGTTGATACCCGTATGCACCACCTTCATCGTATGCCGAAACACGTTTTTGAAGTTTTTCCGCTTCCTGCTTATATTTCTGCAAAGACATCAAATCGAAGATGTTGATCTTTCCCTTATTGCGTATTGCACCAATCTGATTATTTAATTGATTCAACCGGGTACGGTCATTTTCTGCATCTACAAGTTTTAGTTCCGTGCCACTGCCCAAGAAATGTTCAAGAATACCGTCAATTTGTTCGTATATATATTGCGACTGTTGAGCACGAAGTTTACTCTTTTCAATAGTCTTATCGAGTTTCTTATCATGCGCTTGTGCTATCTTCCCAATCCAGTTTACAGCTTCACCGGCAGCGGCAGCAATACCACCAACTATTCCACCTTTGGCAAATCCCTGCCCGATATTGCTTATAGAAGACATGGCATCCTGCACATTGCCCATCGTGTCGGCCATGCCCTTGCCCAAAGCATCGAACATGGAGGACATTTGCCCTGCAAAATTGCCGACAAGATCAGCACTTTCAGCGGCACTTTCTCCCAACCGTCCGATTTTCTTTTCCAGTTTGTCGCTACCTTTTTCAGAAGTAAAAAGTTCTTTTACATTCTTCGCTAAGGTTTTGAATGGATTTACAGCCAATTGTGCATCTTGCAACTGGGGGATAGCTTTTATCAATTTATCCAACAAAGAATAAGCCCCCTTAACATTTTCAATACTACCATCATCTTTCGTGAAAAAAGAAGTAAATCCATTAGGCTTTCCATCGCTATCATAGGAAACCTTTGCATTATTCTTGATTTCCCTTGCGATACGTTCAGCCTCTTTCAAATCAGAGAATGAACGTTGCTCTTTATCTCCAAATATTTTCTCCCATTCAGGTAACAATTGTAATAAGGTCGATTTTAATTCAATCAGCTTCTTATTATATTCATCAAGATAAGCCTTCTGAACATTGTTTAGACCTGACGTATCACCAACCAACTCCCCATTTTTTCCGACACTTAATCCAGTCTTTGATGCGTACTGTTCACTTAATATTCGTATCTTTTCTATCGTTGATCTTGCATTGGCAATAACCTTTGTATCATCAAGTGCAATACTTACCTTATCTTTCTCAAATGCCTCTTTAGCATCCTTCCACACCTTAAAAAATTGCTTATATAATGGGCTGTCTTTACCTCCTAATATACTTTCTGCTTCATCGTCACTCAAAGTGAATGGAAGATCAACACCCTTTTCTTTGAGTTTCTTTTGTACTGTATCTATTAAATATTGCGCTTCATTCTCATAATCAGTCAAAAAACCAAAAGCATAAGTTGAAGCATCCTTCTTACTTGCACCGGCATTGATAAGCTGCTTGTATATATCCCATTTCTTTGAAACATCAGATACGTACCTTTCAAGTTCCTTTGTGGCCTTATCCGAAGCTTCTTTCATAGCGTTGGCATCAATATCCAAAAGCACTTTCCGTATAGAAACTTTCAATTCCCTACGCTCTTTGGTCTTATCGTCAAGCTGGTTAAGAATCTTATTCAATTCATCCCGATAATTTACAATATTCACCGGTTCTTTACCTTTAAATAAGGAATCAAAAATACCCGATTCTTTAACCTTGCTGGCAGCTTCTCCCTTTCCAACAATGTCAGTCCACTTCTTATATTCAGAATATGCCTCCTTTAGTAAGTTTACCCGTTCTTTCAATCTTTCGGCAAAGGCATCCTTTTTGCTCTTATCCTTATTTGGATCAGTGAGAGAAAAACCGATTTCTTTAGCTCCTTTCTCACCGGCTTGCATTGTGTCGAAAGCCTTTTTATAATCTGATACAATTTGCTTCTGCCAGTCGGGAAGTTTTGACAAGTCAATAGCTCCAATACCTGACAAATCTATTCCGGCTTTAATCAATACCGGCTTCAATTGATTTGTTGTCTCTTTAGCTTCCTTGTATCCTTTTTGTATTCCTTCAATGATTTTCTCTGAATCTGTGGAAACCTTTATTTGGGCTTCAAATTGCCCATCTGTGGCTTCATTGAACTTTTTCTGCAAATCAGAAAAACTTTGACTGGCTTCTGTATATTCAGCATTAATCTTGATATTGAACTCTTCTTCAAGAGTCTTCTCGTTAAAGAAGTCTCGCATATATTTCGGCATCTTCTCGAACGTATCAAAGAAAGAAC